ATTTGCTTCAATTGCAAATAATACTTTACCATCAGATGACACGGGTAAATTACTGTATGGTGTCAATTCTTTAATACTTTCAATAGTTCCGTTTTCTTTTACAAAAGCAACATCAAGAGGAATACGAGTATTTTTCATATGGAAAGAGTATTCTCCTACTTCTTCAAATATAAAAAGCATTCCCTTATTAACTTCTAAACTTTCACGGAACATAAGTCCAAGTCTAAATTTACCATCTGTATTTGGTATTTCAACTTCTAATGGTAAATCAATGTACCCTTCACTTGTAGTTGTGGTATGTTGTTCATCAGGTGTATTTGATGTAAGATTTTTTTTCATTTGCTTCTTTGAAATTTTAGGACCACCGATTGGATCACCGTATTCATCTCTTTTCATCTCTTCACTCATTTTCTTTTTTGGTTTATCAGTTGAGACATAGGTTGGTTTTGCAGCACCAGATTTTGCTTGTTGACCAGGATCTGCTTTCTTTTTTCTACGAGCAGCAGAGAGTCTTTCTGCTTTTGTCATACTTGCTCTCTTTGATGATGACACACACTTAGGTGTACCTTCACCAGGTTTGTCACTAGCACAAGTTCCTCCAGTGACGACATTAACCCAACCAGGTTTGCCATCTTTGGACTTTGAACCTTTAAACCATTTGTGAAGTGAACCCTCTTTTACTGATTGTTGAAAAGCTTTCTTTACCTCAGAAACACCAATAACATCAATCACCTCTGCAAAGGTTTCTCCTTTTGAATCTTCGATAGTAACAGAATCACTCATTAGAACTAAGAATCCTCTTTATTATTTAGTATTCCTTGTTTTAACATCTTTGATAATTCAGATGTTGATCCTACAAATAGTGCGTTATTAGTTACGTTATTAGTTGTTTGTTTTTTATCTTCGTCTACTTCTTTAACTTTCTTTTGAAGATCCATTAATTTATCAGTTGTATCTGCAACTGATTTAATAATTTGTCCTGCAACTTCATATGCTCTGGCACTGCCACCTTCACCAGCAACTTCTAAAATACCGTTGAGTGCTTCCTGACCTTTTTCAACTAACGAATATAAATTTGCACGAGTATAATCATAGTCCTTTTTGACATCATCTTTACTAGATTCTACCTTTTGTGGTTTGCTAGTTGGAGTGACATCAATCGCACTACTTGTGTTTAAAGCTTCATCAATAGAATCATAGTTAGTCATGGTATTCATCCAATGTCTCTTTGTTGTGTTGGACTAAATGTTCTAGAATCTTGGAACACTTCAAGGTTTCCATTAAATCCAAAGTCATCATCAGGTTCAACAAGTAAATCGTCAGCTGCTGTTAATACATCAATTGATGCTGGTGCAACGTGTGTTGCAGCAATACTTTGATATCCTCTGAATACTGTAATTGTATTCGCATCAACGATTTCTTTAATCTTCATTATTTCTTTATCTATAATAATTCTCATGCCTACTGATAAAGCAGCAGTTGAAGAAACATCAAATCTGGTCTTAGTTTTACTCAAATCTGTCTTCAATTCTGCTGTATTATCGTCATTATAATCTTTGAGTGCTTGTGGAGTTGCAGAGTATCTAAGTTCTCTTCTTGCATTCTCAGTATCAACAGATGCATGATAATCCACTTGAACTTTCTTGATAAGACCCTCACTAGAATCAGATACAGGACCGAAGAGATAAGTTTTAGCAGTAAAATTTAATGTGTATATAAGTGCTCTTCGTGTTGCAAAATCTCCTTCATAATCATCTTGAAATGAAATATTATCCAGTACAATTGGCACATCTCTCTTCTCTCCGATCACATTTACTAAGTCAATAGTAACATTAAAAGATGGTTGAAAATATGGTAATATCTGCTCTACTATTTGTAGTGCATCATCATTTAATTTAACAAGAATATTTAACTCAAATCCAAGATTATATGGAACTGGCATGAATACTTTTCTTAAATTACTTCCATCTGATGCCTTAAATGTTTGTGTTATTCCACCCTTTCTTGTTGCATCATAAGCAATATTAGTTGTTTCAAATGACATTCTAGGAAGTGTGATCTGAACCGCACGATTTAAATCTGGTTGTTGTTCTAATCTTGCTAGGAATTTTTGCATCGGACCATAAGCAAGAGGCACTCTCATGTCACTTGTTTCTTTTCCTGCACCATCTCGATGACGTATATGAATGTCATTAAAAATTGTACCAAAAGCAATTATGGTTTTTCTGAGTATTTCGTGATAATAGTATGTGCCTAACATTAGAATGTACCGAATGGATTACCTTCTGAGAAATCAATTATACCATCTGCTTCAGATTCGATAATTTCATTTGATTCAAAGGTTGTGTCTTGATTATCTTCATCGAAGAAATCTAAAGCATAATTTGAGAATACTGTAGATCCAAAAGATATAGAAGTTGTAACACCAGTAGTATTTAACGATAATGAACTTATATTAATTGAACTTGAACCAATACTTGTAACAGTAGCACCAGTTCCTACAACGATGGTTTGACCAAATTTAATTTGATTTACTTCTTGATTTAAACTAATACCTGATGTATTAATGCCAGTAATGAGTGTAGTTGTAACACCAATTGTTCCTGTTACTGTTGAATCTACAGTAAAGAAAGTTGATTCAGTTGCTTGAATAATTTCACCAGGTATGAATGCTTTTGTGGTTGTTCCTATACCAACATTTGATATTTTCAGTATTCTAGTATCAGTATCCCATTCTTTAACTCTTGCTTCAACACCAGAGGAGAGACCTTTAACAACTTCACCTCGTGCAAAATTACCGACACCATTGATTAGTGATGGATTTTCTATTGTTACCGTTGGTGCAACAGTATATCCAGCACCAGCATTTCTAAGTCTAATATCAGATATTGTGTTGTCTGCAAGAAGATTAACGTCAGCAACAGCTTGTATTGTGTTATTTCCTGTAATTGTTACAACTGGTTTTGATCCATATCCAATACCATTGTTTGTAATAGTAAAGTCAACAATACCAAAGTTTGTTAATTCAACAGCAGCAGTTGCTGCAGCACCTACACCTCCACCACCTCTGATAGAGACTAGTGGTGCCTGTGTATAACCTATACCAGCATGTGTTAACTCAATTCTTTCTATTGAGAATACTCCACCCCTTGTTGTGGTTATTGCAACAGCAGTTGCATTTACATTACCTAAACCAAATGGAGCGGTAGAAATAGCAACAGTAGGAGTGCTTGTATATCCACTACCATCATCATTTAACACAATTTCACGAACATAACCTTTATTAGATGCACTCAACTGTGCGTTTCCAGTCGCAGTAGCACCAATTCCTATTAATTGAAGAGTTGATATGTATCCTATATCCTCAAGTTGTGAATCAATCTCCTCAATGTCAGTATCAAATACTTCATCTTCGTATTCAAATAATTCACATTTAAGTTGGTATACGTAATTTTTCCCTAACTGATAGAATGGTTCTTCATGTTCTACAAACTTAACTTCAAATAATCTCGACCCTAATGGAAAAAATATAACATCACCTTCACGAGGTCTTGTAGATAGTTCATAATCTTCATCTGATTCTAAAAATGGTGATATAAAATCCTCAAATCTTTCTTTTGATATTGTCAGTATGAGTTCATCTCTTAAACTCACACCAAATTTAGTCATGATGTCCCCCTGTCCACCATAACCCTCATAGGTATTTACATATGCTTCTAATAAAAAATTATCATCAAAAGCAGATGATTGAACTTCTTTAATTATCGTTTGTTTTCTTACAAATTTTCTTGGAATATATGTAACTTCAACACCGTAAATTTGGAGTTGTTCATTTATTAAGCTTTGAACGAGTCTCTGTTCACTCTGAGATCCTTGTAGAAAAAAGGGATTTAATGCCATCTATCATTACCCAATAAAATCAAGAGGTGGTAACTCATATTCGAGCATCATCTTCTCTTTAATTCTTTCTAAATCTCTTTCTGCATCATCATATATTTCTCTACCATTAAGTTCTAAACCACCAGGTAATTTAACTCCTCTAAACTTGATTAAATTTTGTCCCCACTGCCTTTTAATTAAAGCAGTCAGATATAACTTAACAAAATAATCATTATATACTTGAGTAAATGATTCTGGATCTAATGCTCTATGACAATCTAAAACTAGGAAGTTTCCTGCTTTTTGAGCACCCCAATCAATGTCTAAGTATAATCTATCTTGTCTTTTATTAAATCTAACTTGTGCTTCTGGTGTGAGTAAAAAGTCAATATCTTCAAGACGAGTTTTTGTCATTGCATATTGAAGAAGTTCAACAGAGTTAAAATAATACAAATCATTTAAAAATAACTGATACTTAATACTGAACATGCTACCAGATATTGAACTGGTATCAAATTTAAATATCTTATTTACTCCTACAACAGAGTCAGGTATTTGTAAAAAATTTGAGTTTTCGTAGAATGTTGTTGAGGTAGTTCCGTATCCAGGTATATTTGTTGATGTTGTCGTAGTGGTTACTATACCAACACCTGTTTTACTATTGATTGCACTTTCACC